AAAGAAGGCGACGTATAACTGGAGATTGCGGAACATGAATCCCATCTGCGGCAGTGTCGGCTTGAACGTCGGCACAAAGCCAGTGGTGCTCGGTCCAGGTCCACTGGCTTCGGGGTAAACGGGCGGGGCAGACTGCGGACCCTGCGGACTCGGAAGCAGCGCGTCAAGAGATGTCGATCCTTCCATTGTTTATGAAGAAGACGGGATTTCACATTCGGCATCTTCCACGCGGTAACGATAGCATTTTCCATCAGCCTTCACAACTTTACTTGTCGTCTCAGCTACAGGCACGGCTAACGTCTTCATCACACCGAAGTTGCGGTGAAAAAGGAGCATAGCCAAGCCCATTCCAATGATGAAGGAAAAGAAGGGTGCGCCTCGGTGGAGCACATTGGTGATCGGAAGCTTCATTGTGTCTGAGATGCGAGGAGATTCAGGGAGTCTGGCTCAGCCGTGCACGGGACTTCGGTGGCTTCGAATCGAACACATCCGGTATCCGTATGAAACACTTCAGGATCACCGGGGTTAGGGACTCCTACTAACTTGCGGGTCGGTGGCACGAAGACTGTCCCGATAATGAGTCCAGTTAAAAGACCAGCGACAAGCCAGGGGATCTCGATCATTGTTACTACCCAGGAGGTTTTAGTCCCTTAAGCGATGATGCCGCAGCCGCTATCTTTCCAGCTGCATCACCTGCCGCCCCAACCGCCCCAACCGCATTGTCTACCATTGTTGCACCGGCAGGTTTACCAAGATTACGGACAACCGTCATCCATATAATCGTTTGGACCAAAAAGCCAGGAATAGGGGCGTATGCAGAGGCTGCAGCCATAAATGCCTTTAATATCCAGCCATCGGGCGGCTTCTCGCTCATCCAATTTCCAATCACTTCACATGGGACGCGAACAATGTAAAACAGAATATAGATCACGACTGCGATGACAAAACCTATAGGTCCAAAACGAGCTGTTGTAAGCGTCGACCAGTCTGTGAACTTGCCCTCCATTCCACGAGTCTGCATCCATGACCAGAGCACAACAAGCGCCCACATCGTTACGACCACGAAGACCATCATCCACTGCCCAACAACAAGTGATGAGGACCAAAGAATTTCTCCGGGCTTTTGAACCATCTTTCCAAATATACTGCGTTCGCCGATCGTCAGAGTCTCCGTCAATTTGGCTTCTTTGATGTGCCATGCTCCTTCCCTGTCTGCATACTTTATTGTCAGAACCGGCACATTCTGGGCTAAGGACGGGTCATTCGGCGGCACAACAATTCGGTTGTCCTTACGCAATTTGGCATCGAGGGCAGAAACAACGACATTGAGTTCGCCGTAATTTTTAGTTAGTTCTTCATTCATCTCGTTGAGCAGGGCAATGCTTTGTGTTCCAACTGTGTAGGTGGCACTAATCAGCGTGATATCCCCCATTGTTAAGATGCAAACACGAGATTTGCAATTCCGCTCACGATTCGAAGATAGTTAATGGACTCAACGTAGACGCCAACGTTATAGGTGTAGGTAAAGAGGATGTTGTTATTTGTCACTGTTTTGACAACGGACATGAGTGATCCAGGTGGGTAGACCATCGATCCATTGGGATTTCTCAGATTCACGTTTTCGGGAGCGATCTCGACCGGATGTTGACTCAGCGCAGTCGATGCAAGAATACACACAACCTGCGTAGTCGAAGTTCCAACAGGAAGAGGCTGTTGGAGAGAAATGCGCAGGGTTACCTTCTTAAACATACTGCCGTTCACCGCGCCACTTGGTTGATACTGATCATTGTTCAGCCCAAATGAATACATATAGACACCGGGGAGCCTGAACGGCGCTGAACCGGTTGTGTGCTTATACGCTTGGAGAAGCGAGAAGTAACTGGTCGGCTTCGTCTGGAATCGCAAGTTACCATCAAACAGCAACGCGCCGTCTTCCATCGACTCACGGGGATAGATCGACGAGATCTGAGACTGTCCGGAGGAGAACAGAGTATCTCCGATGGCTGTCGGATCTCTTGCGGCAAACGGTGCGCGATCACGATTGCTCCAGTTCGTATAATTATCCCAGTCGTTGGTTAGCATCTTATCTGACCGCTGAGCCGTGAAGACAATCCGTGTGACGAGATTGAACATAGGGATTTCAATATCGGTATTGGCTCCAAACTGCCCCTCTGCGTTGATATGGCGAACCTCCTTCAGAAGGAATGTCTGATCAGCAACGGCTAGCTGATTCATCTCCATATCCGTGAGGTAAATGAAGTTGCCCTCGAGGTGAGGATCAGCCGAGAAGGTATTGACCGTATTGTTCAGGGTTCCTCCCGACAACGAAGGCGGAGTCAAAAACAGGTTCATCGGTTGAGAACTGGTGGGCTGAATACGCTGACCATAGTTGGGGTTTGTAGCGCCTCCTTGAATCGTTGCATTTGCTTGGGCATTATCCCCGCTAGTAATCGTAACGGGAGATGCTACAGTAAATGTGGTTGTAGTCGGAACAGATGTAACTGTGAATACCACATTGTTCAGCGGCTCGGCTGTTCGTTCTAATCCCCGCAGGGTCACGCTTGTTCCAACACTAAGTCCGTGGATCGTTCCTGTAGTAAACGTAACTGCACTTCCTGTGGAGACCGCATTTGTCACTGTGGCTGCAGATGTCATCGGATTGACGTCGATGACTGTGTATAACTGATTCAGAGGGCGGAGAACCACATTGATATACGTCTCGCTGTTCTGCATGGATACAAGCGGAAGAGCCAGACCCGGATTCTCGCAGAACCAGAAATGAAGGGGGATCACCAGCTGACGAGCGCGGATAGATGGCTCGGGAGTAGCTGAGAACGGGAATACAGTGCTTGCGCTCGTCGGTGTAACCGCATGAGGATACTGCCCCGTGCGATCATACGCATTGGCTGGGTCATAGATCTCAGGAACATTTCCAACCATCTGGTCGACAACACCTCTCTTGGTTCCATCGTGTGTGAAGTAGGAGTATATCTTCAACCACTCGCCCGTAAGACTCTGAAGCTTGACACCGTTGGCTACGATCTCTATGTGGTCAATCAGATTATAGCCGATATTCTTGATCCATTGAAACTCATACCCGATAGCCGTGCAGGCAGAGTCATATCCAGTGGGCGGTGGCGTATTGGGTCCAAGATACACCATGGGTGACCAGATATCAGGAAGAGTCAGAACCAGATATGTATCGTGCAGCAGCTGGGCATATCGGTCAATCTTACAAGTCAGTGTTCTGGTTCCATTGAATACAAAATCGAGATTTGATGACGTAAAGGACATGCGAATGTGCTCCATAGCAAAATTCGTATGCCGCCGATAGACAGCACGGAAGTGCGTCATGGAAGGATTTCCATTGACCAATGAGTTCTGTGCCCCCACCTGGGCGAGCTGCATGAGAGCGCCAGGCATTTGTATTATGGCACACTGATTCTTTAGATGAGTGATCCGGGCAGTCCAGTTGCCGCTGGGCATCCTGCGCAGTCGCTGAAGACTGGGCGATCTGCCTGGGTTCTTTGAGTTATGAGCACACCGGCTGCAGTATAGACTCCGCCCGGAACCGATCCCGCGACAAACGGACCATTCGCAGCCGTCTGTCCGCCGGGCGCAAGGCTGAGTGTCTGTGGATACTGCACCTTGGTATACTGTGTCGCTTTGTTAGCAAGCATGGAGACATAGACGTAATTATACTTGCGATGTGCGGGAGGAGGATCGACAGTAAAGGATGCAGCCACAATCCGCCGCTTCTGCGCAGTCAGATAATCCTGTGCAGAGTTGACTTGCATTCTATTTATACAGATCCGAGAGAATACACACAATGCGCTTTGTTCTCGTTAGCACTCACGTCGATCAGACGACTGGGTATTCGAAGGTCGTGTCGAATCTGTTGACTCAGGCAGTTACTCTTGCGCCTAAGGTCAAGACCTTTCACTTTGGATTTCAGCGCCACCCTGAGCGCAAGAACATCCGTAAGGTGCCCGAGGGAATCGTAGCCTATGATGCAGCAGCCAACGAGGATCCGAAGGAGGATGGGTTTGGATTCAACAAGATCCACGAGTATCTGGAGATGGTCGGACCGGATGTGGTCATGATCTACAACGATCCGATGATCATTGCCCGTTTCATCCAGTCCATGAAGTATGTGAAGGGCGAGACTCCCTACAAGCTGTGGCTGTATGTGGATCAGGTCTACACTGGAATTGCTCAGCCTCTGATGGATGAGCTGAACAAGGCAGCTGACAAGGTGTTCTGCTTCACCGATTCCTGGGCGAAGGAGTTCACTACCTATGGCGGACAGACCCCACTTGTCATGGAGCATGCAGTCGATTCGACGATCTTCTCGAATCTTCCAGTCGCGACTCGCTTGGCTCTCCGCAAGAATGTGGGTCTTCCCACCGAGGCGATTGTGTTCCTGAATGCGAACCGGAACAGCCAGCGGAAGCGTCAGGATCTGACCATCATGGGATTCGTGGAGCTGCTGCGTCGTCATCCGGACAAGCCGCTCTGGCTTCTCATGGTGACGACTATTGACCCGCAGAAGGGTGCTCATTACGATATTCAGCGCATCTTCCACGATCAGCTTACCCGAGCTGGGCTCGATCCGAATGTCTATGGCAAGCGGATGGCGATTGTGGATACAGCCCCTCCGAATACGCTCAATGATGAGGGCATCAATCAGATCTACAACATGTGCGACATCGGTATCAATACATCGGATGGTGAGGGCTTCGGTCTGTGTCAGCTCGAGCACCTGTATACGGGCGCTCCGCAGATTGTGACGGATGTGGGTTCGTATCGGTCGTTCCTGCCTACCACGGTCGCTACGTATATCCATCCCGGTCCGCTTGTCTACTCGGCTGCGGCTATGCCGCTTGGACTGAGTGCGCCATCCTTCGATCCGTCAGACGTTGCGGACGCTATGCAGGCGACTCTGGAGAACTATACCAAGATGCGCGCAGCCATTGCTGACATGAAGTTCAAGACTTGGAGCGACGTGTGCGCTTCTTGGCTCTCCGAGTTGCGCGGCGCTTCTTAAGGCGACGGCGCGTGCGACCGCCTTGCCATTGACGAACTGCATTCGCTGCACGTTTCCCCCGATATTTCAGTGCACTTCTCTGTATTTCCGCCTCACGTTCTTCTTTCCGTTTGAGAGATGCCTGTCTGAGAGATTCTATAAAAGGGGTATTCTCCTTCGTCCAGGAACAGCGTGTATATATATCATTTTCGGCATTCTGATCGTACTGACCTAGCTGTTTTCCCAATGAGGCAAACTTAATATTGTCGCTACATTCATCGTATTTATCGAGCAGTTCAGGTGTGATGTTCTGTGATAGAATTGCTGCTCTAAGTGCCCGATCATCCATTATTCTCACGCAAGCCAATATTTAATCTGCGCGTCGTTCAAGACCTGGACCGACGTGTGCGGCGTTTGGCTCTCCGAGTTGCGCGGCGCTTCTTAGACCGGCGACCAGCAGCCATCGGGGAAATTAGAACAAGACCAGGACCCTTCACCTTCATAAGTTCCTCGTATTGCGCCTTAGTACAAGGTAAATACGTACGCGTTTCCTGCATGTCTAATGCTTGATCTCTTGGAAGCCCTTTCTCCTCTTCTTCTGTTAACTGATCACCTGTAAAAAAAATTCTATATTGGCTTGTCATATCCTCCCCGCTTTCTTCGACAGTCACTTGAAGCTGCCTACCGGTGGTCGGTGCTAAAAAGATTGCCTTTTGACTAGCCATTTATTACTACCCAAGCCAATATTTAATCTGCGTCTCGGAGATCTTCGTGCCGATGCGCAGTAACCGATTGTTGTCCTCGAAGGCTTGACCATCAAAAATCTCCTTCGAGTCGGGATCCATAAAGTAGACGATATCCTTGATCTTCAACTTCTGTAACCGCCGCTTCTTGCGGGTCATGTTACGCAGATACGTTTCATCGAGATCATCCGTCTTGATGGAGGGCTTGAACGCTAAGTCTTCACCGGTGGCTGTGGTATCGAACCGCATACACGAGATCTGCGGCTTCTCACGCGAGTGGAGCTTACGATGGACTTCGCAATCCACCGCAGCTTGCTTCAGCAACACGGAGATCCGTTGATTGACTTTGTCTTTCTCATACACCTTCTCATACAGGTATTCATCTGTGGACATAAACGTTTCCACAGCTGGCTCACCTTCATACCGCTTCAGTTCTACATCGGATTTGCGAACAGCCACTACGTTCGGTCCTTCGACACCCTTGGACTGGGCTGGCGAGATCACGGAGATATAAAAGCTAATCCGGACAGTGCGCTCAGCCATGGGCAGTGTCGCGTGAGAGCAGATACGAATCGCACGTCCAATGACCTGATCGTGACGGGCTGGAGTCCAGTGCGGCTCCATGATGTGGACATGACGAACATTGGCTAACGTAATACCTTCTGCACCGGAGGAGGTTGCCATC